AAACGACACCTTACTGACCGGCTGCCCGTTGTTCGCGAGCTGGATAAAACCGCCCAGAAACTCTTCCTCAACACCATCCCGAAAGCGCTTGCCGCGCATGGTTGCAACCAGATGCATCGACAACCCCTGAAACGGATGAAGTTTCTGTTCAGGCCCCCGAGGCTTGGCCTCGATCACTGGAGCCGCTGGAACCGCTGGAGCCGCACCTACAGGCGCAGAATCGACACTCGCAGCCACCGGCTGAACCCTAGGCGGCGGCGCATGCTTCTTTTCCCGCGTGACGTTCCACGTCGACAGACAGATGACGATCAGGAAGCACAGCGCGGCACCTTTGAACGGCCAGCGCTTCCAGATCGGCACAATGTCATTGGCGGCCAGTTCCTGGCCTGCGGCCGAGGACCGCGTATGCGACTTCCAGAATCCGTAGAACTGTTTCTGATACTCCCGGATGCTGGTATTCACGACCTCGCCGCGCAGACCGTCCTGGACCTTGCGGATATAGCGATCATTGGTGCCGAAAGCTGTGGCTTTCTTACAGCGATACACGACCTGGACAAGGTCACGAATTGCACGGTTGATCTTGCCGTAACTCTGAGTAATCAACAGCACATCGGCCAGTTCGTGACGATGAAGCGAATACCACTCTTCAACCGGCACAGGCGTGCCGCGCAGCGGTATCGAAAGGTGACATTCATCGATCACATACAGCGGCCCGAATCCTTCATCAGGATGCCGCCAAGGGTCCGCATAATGATCAACCCGGCTAAACGGGCGTACTACCCTACTCTCCTCCTCACCACTCTCATTGTTGAACACCTCAACAGTAGAATCCCGAAGCTCGATCAAATGCCAAGACTCCGGGAAAAACGCCTTGAACTTATCCATATCCAAAGCCAAGTTCGTGATGACCTTTCGCCCTTGATTCAACGCAGGAACAACATGATAGACAACAGCCTCATGAGACTTTCCGCCACCAGGCTGCCCCAGGATCAAGTTAATCATTACGACCCCCAGCGGACAAACGGGATAGTTTGTAACAGGAATCGGACGACCAGAGCGCCGACAATAAGCGTTATAGCCTGAGGCACACCCACATAGCCCAGCATGTTAGCCGCCTCTGCTGGGATCATTGCATAATATGTTTGCGGGTTGAATGGTATCGCAATTGCATCCAGTGCCGAGGCCGCAATAGAAAGCGTCTGCTCAAACACCCAGCAAACAACATCCGTAACCATATTCCACGCATCTTTAAATATCTGAGCGAACACCAGCAGAAGCCATTTTGCAAACCCAACAATTTTAGCAAGCAGCGCAGTAAAGAACTTAAAAACCCCAGCCATATCAACCCCCAAAAATCAGAGCGCGACACAAGAACAAGGCCGAAACCATAAGAATCGCCTTCACGAAATCAAGCACATAGCAGATAGACCCGAATTGCTGATAACCATAATTCGCCCAGGACGCAATATTCATATCCAGCCCAAATGCCGGACACCGCCCCGAAAACGACGGAATGAACCCCTGGAGAAACTTCATAAACTCCGTATCTTCAAATTCGGCGCGCTTGTCACGCCATACACCCTCTAACCCATCCTCATATTTTTGCTCATAGAACGGCTTAACTTCCGGAAATTCGGAATCTTCAAAACTACCGCCCTCCTCCTCTTTCTCTTCGGGAGGAATTTCTGCCGTCACGTCATCAGTGTCGGTCGTAGTCGTCTCTTCGGTTTTATCACCGTCTTTCGTGGTCGTGGTCGTGGTCGTTTCCGTATAGTCGATATAGTTATCGCCATACTTAATCTCATACTTAGTTTGAGTGTCCTTCGTCGTCGTACTGGTAGTGCCATCAGGATTCGTGGTCGTCGTCGTCGTCGAGGCCTTGGGGCCGTTCACCGATGAAGGCCCGCTAAGATGCGTGGTTTCAGACATCTGCTCATAGCACGCGGCAGGATTCAAAGACCCTTCACACGTCGCCGTTAGCAAATCTTTAAGCCAATTCGGATCAACCACACCAGAAAGTGAATCCGTAATATCGTCATAATCCGGGTCAGTCAACGACTCTGTATGCTCGCCAGGCTTCCACAAACTATCGCACTTGCCAGTTGAAACATTAAACCACACGCCAGGGTCACAACTATTGGCGTAAATAATAGAAGAACCCACAATGCCATTAATTCTAATTACACAGTTGCCACTCTGGGTAACCTCATATTCGCAGGCCTGCTGGCGAGTCAGCCCATACTTAAGATCAAGATAAACACCCCCGACCGTTTGCGGCGGCCTAGCGTAATAAACGCCCGCCACGGCCCCCGAAGGGGCGTCACTTACTTTCTTAACCGGCTTACCATTCTCATCAATAAAGCCCCCGATACTATCAAGAGCCATTGACATGGCCGCAGTTGCAGCAACGCCAGCAATTCCACCCTTGAGCGAAGAAACACTGCCTTTAATAGTCCTTGGGATAGAGAAATCAATCGTCGGGATGATCTTTATCGGAACACCAGAAGCCCCGCCGCCAGATCGAGGAATATATTCAACACCAGGCTGGCCAGGAATCTTTAAAGATGGACCAGAAACAGAAGGAGAGCCGCCACCACGCGCAACAACACTTGCACTAGGCACGGTGACGCTCTTTCGAGTCGCGGAATACGAAACTTCAGAGGAGAGAAAAAACGCGAATGCTAGAAACGCTGCCGCATACCGGCGATAAATGCCCATGCTGCCAATACCCCGCCATGGAAGACCAGGGCGTGAACTACCAGCGCAAGGTCCGCCGCTGTGAATGTAAGTTGAGAGGGTTCCATAAGATACAGGGGGCCTTTCAGCCCCCTGCCCTGGCCCTTAGGCCTTCTTAACGCCGCGCTTGCCCAGGTCGATCCCTTTGAACGCCATCGCAATACCGATGATCGCAACACCGGCACTTACGACCCAGGTGGAAACGCTGGAAAAGTCTACCGCACCGAAAATATCAGCCATGATTCACCTCTTTCATAGTTTGCGGATCGCACTTAGTACGATTCCTACTTTTAAACCCACGGCATATGCGGCAAAGGTCAAGATAAACCCAGAACCGTATACCGCCGTGAGACTTTCAAAAGTGACCGAACTTAAAAGTTGCATTGCCGCTTCCATTTTCGATCACCTCTGATTCCTAATAATTAGCCCGAATTACGACGCCGCCTGAGCAGCCGCTTTCGGCACCGGCTTCACGCCGCAAATGCGGTTACGCTGCATGTTCCGAGGGTCCGGCTCGAACTCGAAGTTCACCGACGACAGCGGCTCAACGCGCTGAAACTGGCTCACCGCTTCCGGCGCGATCGGCAGGTTTTGAGGTTCCAGGCCGAGAGCAAACTTGCGATCGGGGCGGGTCGATTGCGTGGCATCGACGGCGAAGTGCACGACCGCGATGTCGTATGCGTTGCCGGTCTTTTTCGAGGTTCCGGCGTCGCGGGTCAGGCCGAGATAGACGAAGGGCATTAAGATTTCCTCTTGCGGATATACGGGCGATTTGTGCGCCCCTGGGAGTGCTGAGGGATTGCGCCCAGCAGCGGGTTTCTACGGGCCGTCACGAAGGCCCGGCGAACGGTTTGCGACTCAGCGCGAGTCGTGGATTCGGTCGCAAGCACGTGGCGCATAAGCCGGCTCAGCAGCTCAGGCGAGTCGATGCCGGCATCGAGCAGTTCCAGCTCCAGGGAGGACCGGAGCGACAGGTACGACTGGCGGTTGATCTCGATAGCCATCACGGCCACCCGAACACGTCGCCCAGGAACGGCGTGCCCTTTTCGTTGGAGATCGTCGACCAGACCTTTTCGGGCTTACCGCCCTGCTCTTTGTGCTGCTCCAGGGCCTGGAGAGTGGCCGCGACCTGCTGCTGCAACACGGACTGATTCACCGCCGCCATGGCTCGCTGGCGAAGCTCAAGCGAGCGGCGCTCACTGGCCGAGAGGGTCGCGCCCTGGAAGCTCACCGTGCGCATGACTGCACCACCGTTTCGAGCGACGAGACGAACGCGTCATTGATCAGATCAGCAGTGAAGGCAAAGCCGACCAGCGCGAAAACATTGCCCAGCAGGAAGGGAAGCCACCAGTTGTAGGCAACGAAGCGCAGCGTGCGCAGGAAGATGCGAGTTTTCATGTTCATGAGCGAGCCCACACGCCCAGCGCGTGAATCAGGGTTGCAGCACCGGCGAGCAGCGCGAGGGCCTGGAGAGTCGGAGCGAGCACGTCAGGCCACCAACCGCAGATGACCGACAGGACGGCGATACCAGTCCGGAATCGGAAGGTCGTAAGTCTTTGTGACCTCGCGAGCCTGGCGCACGATAACGGGCGTGAAGCGGCTGGTTGCGCGGCAAGCGCTTTCGGGATGGTGTTGAGGAAGAGTTTCTGGGCGGTTTTATCCAGCTCGCGAACAACGGGCAGCCGGTCAGTAAGGTGTCGTTT